AAATTAGTGAGTCTACTTACTCAACCATCCCAAATAAACTTGCTACAGGCCGTCCTATTCAAATTTGGGTCAATCGTCAGTCTGGAGCTAAATATCCTGCTGGTGGACGTCCAAATGGCACAGATGCTACAACAGGCGTAGACAGCCCACAGATAAACCTCTGGCCTTCACCAGACCAAGGAACCTTGGCTGCACCGTACTATACATTCGTTTATTGGCGTTTAAGACGTATTCAGGACGCTGGTAATGGTCTTAATACACAAGATATCCCATTCAGATTCCTGCCATGTATGGTTGCTGGATTGGCGTATTACTTGTCACTAAAGATTCCAGAGGCAACAAGCCGTATTGAAATGTTGAAGATGTCTTACGAAGAGCAGTGGGCAATGGCGTCTACTGAAGACCGTGAGAAAGCATCAGTAAGATTTGTACCAAGGGCTAACTTCTATGCCTAATAAGTTTGCATCCGGTAAGTTTGCAATTGCTGAGTGCGACAGATGTGGGCAACGCTATAAGCTAAAACAGCTCAGAAAACTAGTAATTAAGCAACAGCAAGTTAGTATCAAAGTTTGCCCAGAGTGTTGGGAACCTGATCAGCCGCAGTTATCACTTGGTTTATACCCAGTAAATGACCCTCAAGCTGTTCGAGAGCCGCGCCCTGACGTAAGCTATTTACAGTCTGGTTTGAATGGTTTGCAGTTAACAGATACTGTAGGTCCAAGTGTTAATGCCACTGGAGATCCATCTGGTGGTAGTAGAGTATTTCAGTGGGGCTGGAATCCTGTAGGTGGTGCTAGAGGATTTGATACACCTTTAACACCAAATGACTTGATTGCATCAGGACAAGTCGGTATAGTCACAGTAACAATTACTTAGGAGTAAATCATGGGATTTAAACGCGCAGCCGATGGTATTGCAAAAAAAGGCAAGACAGACGGTACAAACTTGGGCAATGACGGCCCAACAGTAGCAGCTTTAAAAGGCAAAGGCACAAAAACTTCAGGTGGCGGTAAACGCAACATTGACATGAAGACTATGGGTCGTGGCTTAGCTAAAGTTGCCGCTCAAAAGAGAGGTTAATCATGGCTTACAGTATGAAAAAAGGCGGTAAAGAAGTAGGCCCAGCTTCTGTATATGCTGAGCCACATACTATGGATGGTAAAAAGATGAATAACGCTAAAGATGCGGTGGTTAAACCTGGTAACGGCATTGACAAAGTTAACATGTCTGTTGGTGGCTATAGCAAAGGTAACTGCGAGCCTATTAACAAGAACGGCGAAATCAAGATTCGTGGTACAGGCGCAGCAACCAAAGGCACTAAAGCTAGAGGGCCGATGGCTTAATGAATTACACACAGCTCACATCAGCCATTAAAGGTTATGCGGAGAACGACTTTCCAGCTACGGCTGGATCGTTTACATCTGCTGACCAGATATCTACTTTTGTTGAAAATGCTGAAGAACGTATTTATAACTCAGTACAGTTACCTGCTCTTCGTAAGAACGTAACAGGCAATTGCACCTCTGGTAATAAATACCTTGCATGCCCATCAGATTGGTTGGCAACGTTTAGCATGGCTGTGATTAATGCAAATAACGAATACATGTTCTTGCTTAACAAGGATGTGAACTTTATCCGTGAAGCGTTTCCAGATACAGATGCAGCCTTTTATGGCGAGCCTGAGTATTACGCCCAGTTTGACCAGAATACATTCATTCTAGGCCCTACTCCTGATGCTAATTACGCAGTAGAATTACATTACTTTTACTACCCACAATCAATTGTTACCGCTGGTACAAGTTGGTTGGGTGATAATTTTGAATCAGCATTGTTGTACGGATCATTATTAGAGGCGGCTTCGTTTATGAAGTCAGAGCCAGATGTAATTGCTAATTACGAGAAACGTTACAACGAAGCAATGACTTTATTGAAACAATTGGCTGACGGCAAAAACCGTCGCGATGCTTACCGTAGTGGTCAAGTTAGGGATCAAGTTAGATGAGTAGCGTAGAAAGCACAATATTAGAAGGCGGCGTGGTAATTCAAACCACCAGTGGACGTGGCTTTTCTCCTGAAGAGATAGCTGAAAGAGCGCTTGATAAAATTATTTCTATTGGTAATGAAACTCACCCAGTGATTCGAGACCAGGCACAAGCTTTCAGAGAACACATCCGTCACGTATTGGTGCGTTACATGAAAGAAGCAATCCAGTCTGATAGGACTACTTTAGCAAACCGATTGACTCAAGCTGGTCATCCGGAATTAATTAAACTTTTGAACGAATAAGGAGCCAAAAATGGCAATTTCACAAGCAATGACAACTTCCTTTAAGGTGCAAATCCTTACTGGAACACACAACTTTGGCACAGGTGTAATACGTGCAGCCACCACCGCTGATACTTTTAAGATTGCTTTGTATACAAGCTCAGCAACTTTAGATGCGTCAACTACTGCATACACTACCTCTAATGAAGTACCCTCAACAGGTAACTACTCAGCTGGTGGTAACACTTTGACTGTTTCTCAAGCGCCAACATCAACAAGCACAACAGCTTGGTTGGATTTTGCAGATACAACATGGTCAAACGCAACAATTACAGCTAATGGCGCGCTAATTTACAACAGCACGCAAGCTGACAAGTCTGTTGCTGTACTAGCCTTCGGTGGTGATAAGACTTCTACGGCAGGTGATTTCACAATCATTTTCCCAGCTGCTGATTCATCAAACGCCATTATTCGTATCGCTTAAATTTAGGAGTCTCACATGGCTCTTGTATTAAAAGACCGTGTTAAAGTAACCAGCACGACCACTGGCACGGGAACTCTTACCCTTGCTGGTGCCGCAACTGGGTACCAATCATTTGCCGCTATTGGCAATGGTAATACAACGTACTATGCCATTACTGACCCAGCCACGGGCGATTGGGAAGTTGGTATTGGTACATACACGTCTTCTGGTACAACACTAAGCCGAACAACTATTCTTTCCTCGTCCAATGCTGGCAGCGCTGTAAATTTACAAGCTGGCACGAAAGAAGTCTTCTGCGTATACCCTGCTGAAAAAGCTATTTATGAAGAAGCAAACGGCGAGACGCTAATTAACGGTGGCCCAATTACTGTTGTTGGCTCTGGTGTTACAACGATACCTTCTTTGCCCGCAGAGCTAGGTAAGTTCATTGGCAACATTGACTCTTTTGCTCAAATCTATCTTCTCAACCAAAACACTGGTACAACCGCATCTTCTGACTTTGTTGCGTATAACGATGATACGACTGATGGAGATAATTTCTTCACAGATATGGGCATTAATGGGTCTAATTACACAAGTATTGACTACCCAATCTTTACGCCAAATTCTGGCTATATATTCCATGATGGCGATCACTTTTTCATTGGCAACCAGACAGCAAGCAAAGATATAGTTCTTTTTGCTGGCGGTGCGGATACGACTGATGAAGCCGTACGTATTTCTGGCACAGATAGAAGTGTTACTACAGACGCAGATTTAACAGTTGGTGGTGCGTTAGATATTACAGGCGCAGCAACATTTGGCTCAACAGTTCTTTTAGACGCCAACCCAACAACAGCTTTACAAGCGGCTACTAAACAGTATGTTGACAACCAAGTTACTACTGGATTGCATATTCACGAACCTGTAAGAGTTGAAACTGCGGCAAACCTAAATGCTACCTACGTTCAAGGTGGTACAACTTTTAACATAACAGACATTACTGGCACAGATACAGTAACTACATCTACAACGCATGGCTTGTCTGTTAACGACCAGATTTGGCTAACTACCACTGCTGGTAATGGTTTAAGTACAAATACTGCTTACTTTGTTTTCTCAGTTCCTGCAAGCAACCAGTTAACACTTTCTTTAACTTTTGATGGTACTGAGATTACGGGTTTAACAAACGCATCTGGTTTAACTTATGCCACACGAGCTAATTCTGGTGTTGGGGCTACTTTAACTAATGCGGGTACTCAGGCTGCGTTAACCATTGATAGCGTAGCTTTAAGTGTAAGTAATCGAGTAATGGTTCGCCTACAGACAAACGGTGCAGAAAACGGTGTTTATACAGTTACTACAGTTGGCGATGGTTCAACAAACTGGGTATTAACGCGTGCTACTGATGCAAATATGGTTAACCCAGGCGATGTTAATGGTCTTGGTACAGGTGACTACTTCTTTACAAGAGAAGGCGCTCTAAACGCTGGTGACTCGCATGTTCTGACTACAGAACCAAACACCATGATTATTGGCTACACGTCTTTAACATATACCCAGTTTAGTGGCGGAGTTGTTTATACAGGCACAGCTCCGATTAACGTTACAGGCCAAGTCATTTCATTGACTGGTACGGTTGCGGCTACAAACGGCGGTACAGGAGTCAATACAGTTACTACGGGTGACTTGTTATACGGTTCAGCCACCAATACATGGTCTAAATTACCAATCGGTGCTGGCTATAAATCATTACTTGTTAACGCTGGCGGTACTCAGGTTGAGTGGAACGCTGTTGCTCTTGATCAATCCGCAGCTGTTTCTGGTTCATTGGGCGCTACAAACGGCGGCACAGGTCAAAACGCTTACACAACAGGTGATACTCTTTATAGTTCTGCTACAAATACACTAGCTAAATTAGCTGGAAACACAACAACTACACCAAAATACCTACGTCAGGTTGGTACTGGATCAGCTTCTCAGGCCCCTTCTTGGGAAACATTATCTGCCTCTGACATTGCTTCAGGAGTTCTTCCTGTAGTTAATGGCGGTACAGGTTTAAGCTCTTATACAACGGGCGACATTGTTTACGCTTCTGCCTCAGGAACTTTAGCTGGTTTAACTGATATCGCTACTGGTAACGTACTGTTATCGGGCGGTGCTGGCGTGGCACCTAGCTACGGTAAGGTTGTTTTTGGGACACATACTTCAGGAACCAACTCGGTTAGCCAGGGCGGTACAGGAGTAAGCACATTGACTGGTTTGGCTTACGGCAATGGTACTAGCGCTTTCTCTGCTGCTACTGCCGCAGAAGTAGTTGCTGTCATTGGATCTACTGCTGTTACTAACGCCACTAATGCCACAAATGCTACGACAGCTGCTTCTTGTTCAGGAAACGCGGCTACTGCTACGGTATTACAGACAGCTCGTAATATTAACGGCACAAGCTTTAATGGTTCTGCAGATATCACCGTAACAGCTAATACTGCAAACACGCTTACTCGTGGCACATATTTAACTGGTAACAACTTTAACGGTTCAGCTGCCACAACTTGGGCGGTAGATGCTACTACAACGAACACAGCTTCTAAAGTTGTTGCCCGTGATGGATCAGGCAATTTTGCGGCTGGTACTATTACAGCATCTTTGTCGGGTAACGCTACAACTGCTACCACTGCAACAACCGCTAACGCAACGGCGGCGGCTTTAACAGCTGGGTCTTTCCTAACTAGTGGCGGAACATTTGACGGTTCAACAGCAAGAACTTTCGCCGTGGACGCTACTTCAGCCAATACAGTCTCTAAGGTAGTGGCTCGTGATGCCTCTGGTAACTTCTCAGCAGGTACTATTACAGCGGCACTTACAGGTAACGTAACAGGTAACGTAACAGGCTCTTCAGGTTCTTGCACAGGTAACTCGGCGACAGCAACTACAGCAACAAACCAATCAGGCGGTACTGTAAGTGCAACAACTGGCAGTTTTAGTGGGCTGGTTACTGGTGCTACAGCTACTACAGCGGATATTAATAGTGCAAACGATACTGGCTCGTTTTCATGTAGAGGTAATGCTTCATTCCCAGCGTCTATGTCGTTCCATAGAGCAGGAGTTTTTGCTATTAATATGGGTCTTAGTACTTCCAACACTTTTGTAATTGGTGGTTGGTCAGCTACAGCAAATGCGTTTTCAATGGACGGTTCAGGAAACCTTACCATGACTGGTAACGTAACAGCTTATTCAGATGAGACTCTAAAGAAAAACTGGAGACCTGTTCAAGAAGGTTTTATTGAAAAGCTTGCTAAGGTTAAATCAGGTATTTATGACCGTACAGATATTGAAGCTACTCAGGCTGGTGCCTCAGCCCAGGATATGCAAAAGCTGTTAGCTGAAACAGTTCAAACAGGTGAGGATGGTACGCTTTCTCTTGCATACGGTAACGCCGCTTTAGTAGCTGCAATTGAATTAGCAAAACAGGTTGTAGAGCTTAAAAAAGAAATTGAACTTTTAAAGGCTAAATAATGTTCGCAGATTTTCCCTTAGCCGGCGCCCCGTTTGCTTCGGTTGGGCAAAGTCAAGTTAACGTCTCTGTTGACGTAACAGGAGTTGAGGCCACTGGGTTTACTGGTAACGTTACCATTAACGCTAAGGCTAATGTATCCCTAACAGGTGTTCAGGCAACGGGACAGGTTGGCACGGTTGAGGTTGATGCTAAAGCTGATGTTCTAGTTACAGGCGTACTTGGAACTACAGCACTAGGTAACGTAACAGTCGTTGCAGAAGCCAATGTATCGCCTACTGGTGTCGAAGCTACAGGGATTGTTGGAACAGTAACCACACAAACAAACAACAATATTCAGGTTACGGGTGTTGTTGGAACAACTGTTTTAGGCGAAGAAGAAGTACAGGCAGATGCCAATGTAGATGTTACTGGTGTTCAAGCTACTGGCGAAGTAGGAACGGTTCAAATTGAATCTAAGGCTATCGTTAATGTTACAGGCGTAGTAGGAACGGTTGTTTTAGGCGAGGAAACAGTATCTGGTGGGGCTGTTGTTAACGTTACTGGTGTTGCTGGAACAGTTGTATTAGGCCAGATTAGTTTAATCACTAATAACTACATCAGCGTCACAGGAGTTGTCGGAACAACGGTTCTTGGTGAAGAGCAGGTTTCAGGTACAGCTAACGTAAATGTGACTGGACTTCAGGCTACAGGTGCGGTAGGATCTGTTACAGTAGTTTCAAAAGGAAATGTATATCCGATAGGTGTTGTAGGAACGGGTATCATTGGACAAGTTTTAGTTTGGGGTCAGATTCCAGATAATCAGAATCCAAACTGGCAGGATATTAATGATGGGCAAACCCCAGTGTGGACTGCAATAACTGATACGCAGACGCCAAACTGGATAGATATAGCAGCGTAAGGATAAATTATGGCAAGTACATACTCAGCACTAAAGATAGAGTTAATCACAACAGGTGAACAAACAAACGCCTGGGGCGATACAACTAACACTAACCTTGGCACTGCAATTGAAGAGGCCATCACTGGTAGCGCAGATGTTGCTTTTTCTAGCGCTACAGTAACACTTACGCTGTCTGATAATAATAACTCTCAAACAGCCCGCAACCTAAGATTAAACCTTACAGGTACATCAGGCGGTGCGCAGAATCTTATTGTTCCAGCAATTGAAAAACAATACATCGTAAATAACGGGTGCGCTGACACAATTACCATTAAGAACAATTCTGGAACTGGTGTCGCCGTTCCTGCTGGTAAGTCAATGATTGTATTTAATGACGGTACAAACGTTGTTAACGTAACAACTTATGCCTCATCTTTGACGCTTGGCGCCGCGCTTCCAGTAACTTCTGGCGGTACGGGCGTAACAACATCAACAGGAACAGGCAATAACGTATTAAGCACATCTCCAACATTGGTAACGCCAGTTTTAGGAACGCCAACTTCAGGAACATTGACTAACTGTACTGGTCTACCATTTTCAACAGGCGTTTCAGGTCTTGGAACTGGTGTGGCAACATTCTTGGAAACGCCAACAAGCGCCAATTTAGCGGCAGCAGTGACAAACGAGACAGGTTCTGGATCCTTGGTATTTGCAACATCACCTACTTTAGTCACTCCAGTTTTAGGAACGCCTAGCTCTGGAACGCTAACAAGTTGCACATCTTTACCAATTGTGGCTGGAACAACAGGAACTCTTACTGTTGCGCGTGGCGGTACTGGAGTAGCGACATTAACGGGCG